TGGCCTGTTTTGCACTGCTGATGTTTGGAATAGTTGATTTTGTCATGCAGCGCCGTTTCTTCATTGATGAAATGAAAATGACAAAGCAGGAAGTTAAGGAAGAGTTTAAGGAAATGGAAGGTGACCCCCAGGTAAAGGGCCGTCTTGAAAATGCACGAAGGGAAATGCTAAGGCAGAATATGCCCAAAGCCGTGCGGGAAGCGGATGTTCTTATTACTGTAACGGCACGGGAAAAATGAGAAAAATTATTATTTAATTTGAGAATTTGTGTGTTTTATCGTGTTTTTTTATGTCTTTTCATGTACTTATTGAATCCGATTCATGGTCATAAATCTATTCAAGGTGCACCAGGTAACATTTAATTCCTTTGCAAGAGAAAGTTTACTCCGCCCATTCATTCTTTCCCTCTTAATGTATGCACCTTTTCCGGTTAGCTTATAGCGTTTCGGTTTCTGTCCTTTTTTTCTTCCAATCTGTTTTCCTTCTTTCCTAGCACGCTCCAGGCCCTGTTTTGTACGCTCCGACAAAAGTGTGCGCTCTATCTCAGCACTGAGTCCAAAGGCAAATGCAAGAACTTTGCTCTGGATGTTATTTCCGAGTTCATAACCTTCCTTGATTGCGTAGACTTGCACTCCCTTTTCCAGAAGCAGCTGCAGGACATCGAGTATCATCATCAAGGAACGTCCCAGTCGAGAAAGCTCCGTTACAATTATTGTATCACCTTCGCAGACTGATTTTAGCAGATTTCCGAGTTTACGCTTGCTAGGATTCTTTGTCCCGCTAATTGTCTCTGCCACCCATTGTATATTGTGCAGCCGCCTTGTTCTTGCGTAATTTCTTATGGCGATTTTCTGATTTTTGACTGTCTGAACATCCGTACTAACTCTTATGTATGCATATATCATGGTAACACCTCCACCATGATATAATGTAACAAAATCTAAAGGAACGGTTTAATTATACAGTGGGGAAGAGTTGAATCGAACACAGAGTCAGTTACTTTTCCGTTAAGTTTTACCGCAAATAATTCGTTTGCGGTTCTTGCTCAATCTATACCAGGAGACGGTAACTATTACGCATATGTACGCAACTTTTTATCAATCACAAAGAGTGGATTTACTGCTAGAGGTGTAGGTGTCGATAAGAATAACAACTGGCTTGCTAATCTTTACTTTTCGTGGGTTGCTATTGGGTATTAGTATCCTATGGCAATGAAACTATAATCACCACCTGATGTATATGCACGGAAAGTTTGCGCTGTCATATTCTCCACGTTTGGCATTTGAACTATTACACCTGCTGCAGTACCTGTTGATGATTGTTGAACGTTCTCATATCTTGGTATAACAGTGTACGTTGCCCGTGAAGTAAATGCGATAGGTAACGTGATGCCAGTTTTCCATTGCAAATATGTAAAGTTAGTCTGTCTAAGAAGCCACTGTATAATTAAACCGTTCCCATCGATTGCTGAAAAAAGCATTATAACCTATAATCAGGATATAGGGAGGAAGTAAATGTTTTACGGAGAATTTCAGGATGGTACATGGGGAAGCGATGACAACAAGGAACGCTTCAAAACTTGGAAGGAAATACCCACCGACGAATGGATAGAGTTTCTTTGTGAGGCAGAAAATCAGGGAAAACTTGTTGACCATGACAGTGACGGAAACCCTGTTATGGTAGACCCGCCAGAACCCACGGAGACTGAGAAAGCAACCGCAAAGATAAACGAGCTGAAAAGCTACCTTGCTTCAACAGACTACGTAGCCGCAAAGATTGCAGAGGGGGCGGCGACAAAGGAAGAATATGCGGATGTACTTACCAAAAGAGCCGAGGCAAGAGCTGAGATTAACGACTGCGAAACAATACTTGCGGCCGTATCATAATAACTGAACGGTTTGATTATACAATGGGGATATACCAGTGTTTCATCATCAACAAGTATACAATATAAGACTCAAGTTTTACCTTTGTCATTTTCAAATAACGACTCTTATTCTTTAACACTGACATCATCCCCTACAAGCGGACCTAATCATCTTGTTGCAATCAATGCACAGAATCAAGCAAATTTTTCTATTGCATATAATTATTGCACAAATAAAGTCAACTGGCTTGCAATAGGATATTAATATCCAAATGCTATCCACGGACCACCTTTTGCTCCAGAAGATACTCCATAAGAAAAATCACAATTGAAAGAAGTTCTACTGTGAGATGTAATACAAGCACAATTCTGTGATGCGCCATAAAGTGTTGCAGTGACAGCATAAGAACTTTCAGAAGTGAAAGCGAGAGGAAAGGTTATAGTCTGTGGTCCATTATAGCCGGGAGCAACTCCCCATTGTATAATCAAACCGTTCGTAAATTTTATATAGCTTTTGGTAGTGGAAAAATAATGGGATTGCACTTGCAGTGGAGAAATTGACCAATCCCATGTAATATTAGGAATACGATCAAGCCTATAACAATGAAATCTTATCGTCTTATAATAAGAACTACTGATTGGTAATGAGAATGCAAAACCATATTTATTTAAATACTTTCCTTCATTCGTGTTATCGATTCTAAAGAAACTAGCCCCACTTGGATATTTTTGTTTTGTATATGAAGTAGAGCCTGAGGACTTATAGAGTTTATTTCCTCCATTTACAAAATGAGCGACTTCGTTTCCAGCTTCGGCAATCATAAAACCTTTTTTCTTTGATAAGCCTGCGTATCGAGTTACAGTCAATATCGAATTACCACTGGCATTTACTCTGACCCTAAATGTTTCTCCGCTGTCTTCACTATAACATAGCTCATTTGTGCCTGCACTGGTTTTTATAAACGCCCAAAGAATGCCATTGTAGTTAGTTACAGCTCCACATCCAGACACAGTTCCAACAAGAGAACCATTTTTGTATACAGATTTGCCACTAACAGAAATAGTTTGTGCTGAGGTAACATCTTTTGGATTAAAGACCATAAAACTTGTAGCTGTCAAGGAATTTGTAGCCATAATATAATCCCCTGTTGACGTACACACTTTAGTATCATCCCACCATGTTACACTTCTGGCACTCTTTGAAACTATATTGAAAGTATCGGGATTATCAGATGTTATGTATCCACTATTGCTTGTGCCTGCTATATACAGACAAGTTTCACTTTCATTCAACGCCATGCTTCTATAACCTGTACCAATATAGGTCATTGTTGTACTAGAAGATGCTATTTTCACAAGGACGAACCCATCTAAAAGAACATAATATACAGTAGGAAATTTACCTATACCAGCCCAAGCAAGCACATGACCTGTTAAAGTTGCAGAAATTGCATTCGAATTAGTAAGAGAAAGCTCATGTTCCGTTTCCCAAAAACTCCATTCAAACTTAGTACCATCAGTAAAATTTGTGTCTGCAACTTTATATTTTATAGTGTTGGTTCCATTTTTTGTTGTAGTGCAACATAACACATCTCCTCCACGATCAGAACTAAGACACAATGGAAGGCAATAAGGATTCGCATTTATAGCATTTCTAATATCACTTGGTATATCTGAACTATTAAATGCAATGGACGAGTAATCTGAAATTAAAGCGCTACCTCCATAACCTTGTTTATATACATCTCCGTAAAAAAAAGCATCTTTTGCGAATATATTAGTTGTAGTGAGTGTAGATAATCCATCAAAGGTGTCTTCAACCTTAAATCGTTCATAAAATCCATATTTACCATTTGTCTTTGCTTTTACCTGGCTGATTGCAAAATGAAAAGCATTGTCTATATCTGTTAGAGGATTTTTTCCCATATAAATAACATCAGACCCTACTTCTGCGTTATTTGCTATACTTGCAACATAGTCATTAAATTTCACTCTTGTTGCTGTTACATCGCTTGCCACAACTGTTCCAGCAAATATATCTTTCACATATTTTCCAACTACATATTTAAGCGTGGTATTATTCTTCACAGTGGAGCTCGTTGTGGAAGAGTACAGTTCCACCATATCTTCTACAGCCGCAAGCAACCTGTAATCCGGTGTTCCACTTGTGCAGGTGATGTTGCTCCATGAGCTGCCATTGTAGGTCTTGACATATCCGTCCGATGTGTTCAGATACCAGTCACCACTGATGGCTCCACTGGCGGACTTTCCCAAATACCTTATGGCACGTGTACCTTGATCTCCTTTATCACCTTTTGCGCCGGCTTCTCCATCTTTTCCCTGATACGAATATGTCAGACTTATTATTTCCCTGCCGGAAGAGTATTCGGTTCTTCTTCTTGTCCATAGATACTGCTCTGGCAAGGCAGCAGGTATTTCTGTGCTCCACTGAGCAGGCTGCGACTGTGGGGACTGGGAGATGCCGTAAGAAACTTCTTCCAATACCACAGTCTCTGCTTCTTTATCAAAAGCAGAAAGCTCCTTGTATGTTCCGGTTACAGCACGGACTTCTCCGAATGTCATAAGAGCAATGTCGTAAGTGTTTGTATCAGGAGAGAATGAGGAAGACAGAACTAAGGCATTTGCATTAACACCTGAGATTCCTGTGTTAATTGAGACATATTCACCTGCCTTGCACTTAGAAAGAAGTCTTGCCTTAATCTTGAATTGTCCGCGTGTGTTGAACCTTGATAATATTCCAGCAAAATTTTGTGCATTGGCATAATCAAAAATATAGCGTGTCTCATAGTCAAATGATTTTTGTCCGCTACCAAGTTCTATTTTACATCCGTCTTGCCTGTACCATGCGTCAGCTCTGATTGCAAGCTGAAATAAATTCTTGTCGGAATTGCTGGAATTCCATAAGCGTACAGAAGCCCCGCAATAACCGAACTCTGTTCTTTCCAAGACAATGCCGTTTTCCCAATCCTGAACGACACTATGACTCTCAGTGTATAGAAGGCTTGTTTTCTGTGATCTTCGGAAACGTTTCTCACCAGCATAAGTCCTGTAGCTTTCGGCATATCCTGATTGGAATGTCTGGTATACCTGACCTGAACGAGATTCCTCTACAGGATCCGACTCGTATGGATAATACTGTCCGGGGCGTAGCACGATGGGTTTTACCATGCTGTCATCATCAAGCCCATTACCTTCCCAATATACCTGCTCATTCTCTTTTTTCGTAAGGCTTGCGTAGGAAACCGTTATCTTGTCATACTGATTCTGATTTTTGGTCCAACTCAATCCAGCAAGAATTTCTGACTCTGAAAGATGCTTGAAATTATCACATTCGCCCGAGATGTCAATGATAAGAAGCTTGCCGCTACCGTCAAAGATGAAAGAAAAACCGTATTCATAAAGAACATTTGAAAGTCCTTCTAGATAAGATTCTGATTTATTGAGAACGAAAGCCCTCACTTCCGAGTCAGGGAATACAGAGTCCAAGCTGATTGTCAAACCACACTCAAGGCATATTTGTTCGACAATATAAGTAAGAGTTCTGTTGATGAACGCAATGTCATTTCCTGGCTTTTTGTCAAGGAGATAAGTGTTATCGCGGATTACGATTGGGATTTCTTCAATCGGCTCAGGATTCCCGTTATCAATCCATGATATATCATCGTCTACAAGCCCCGTGAACAGCGTTTCTTCATCATCCATCACGACAGCCAGAATTTTCCCGTTCTGGACGAGCATACTGTGGGCTCTGCTCTCATAAGGAATTGAGAACTGGCATCTGCTTTCCTCATGCTGGATGTTGTCATTCAAACTGCCAAACGGAATACTGATATTATCCTTAGGTATAATTTCTATTGAATTGTTTCCTGCTGTAAGTATTACCTTAATCACTTTAAGCTCCCAGTCCGTTATATCTGTTTATCAACTGCCCTCTTCTGAGTCCCCTGTACACGGAATCAATCAGTTCGCGCTCTGTAACGACGCTCCCCTGAACATTCAGGATTACGGTGGGGGCCGAGCCGGATGTCCCACGTCCACTCCGAATATCAATATCCTGGAGTTTTTCCAGCAAAGATTTGGAAGTGCTTGAACCGGACGAACTGATTTTTATCACACCTTCTTTGGACTGGTAAGCATCTTCGGATTCTGCAATTTCTTTTCGCTGCTCAGCAATAAACCTGACGGCATCTTCTACAGTTTCCGTACCTTTCTCAATTTTTGACAGGTGATCCTCCATGGCCTTATTTATATCGTACAGCTTTGAATCGGCTTCGCTTTCATAAACCTCAGCCTGCTTCTCATATTCCTGACGTGAAATAAGTCCCAACTCATACTGGCTTTTAAGGGCTTCAAGCTGAGAGTCAAGCATTGAGTTCACGCGGTCTTTCAGTCTCTCGAACTTTCGTTTGATTGAGTCCATGTTCTTCGTCATTGTCTCTGCCATTTCCACAGCCATATCACCGACAAAATTGAGTCTGGAAAGACGAGCAACGTTCACGAAGGGGATTTTATTTATCAGGTCAATCACTGCATTAGCAAGGTCTATGATACCGTTTCCGACAGGTACGATTACATTGTTGTACAGCCACTCAAAAGCACCTCCCACAACGTCAAGAACTGCCGAAACAGCCTTGAGCGCAAGATTCAGTCCGTTCAACGTTCCCAGCAGCTGAAGCAGCGGAGCTACAAGAAGAAGTATTTTTCCGATTGACTCACCAAGAGTTTCCATAAGCTCAACGACAGGAGCCAGCCCTTCATTGATGAAGGTTCCTATGTAGTCGAATATTTTGCTCACAATTGTATCGGCCCAGTTTAGTATCTTTGTTACGTTCTCCAGCTCCATCAGGCAGGATATGGCAGCATTAACAACAGAAGCTAGTGCAGATGCAAGTGCCTCCGCCGCAGATGCGGCCGTGAGCAGATTTCCCAAATCAGTGTCAGATATAGCATTCATTGCGGAAGCCCCCGCGTATTCAACGGCAGACTCAACGCTGGGGTTGCCATCCTTCCACTGCTTCAGCGCATCCTCTGCTTTCTTTTTCCATTGTTCTTTTTGCGCCTTTGCCCTTGCATCAGCAATCTTTTTGTCATAGGCTTCTGTGAGGGCGGCATTTGCCCTGATGTACTCTGCCTCCTTCTCGTAGGTATCCTTCCACAGCTTTCTTGCAGCCTCTGCATTTTTCTTGAGGGCTTCATTTTTCTCATGTTCAAGCGCACTTACAGGATCATCCGAATCAATCCATTTTTTGAGAACCTTACGGGCTTCATCAGCTTCTTTCTGAGCCTTTTCCGAGAGTTTTTTCTCTTCATCGGCTATCTTTTTGCTGTAGTATTTACAGAGTGCCGCTTTTTCCTTCTGATATGCATCCCATTTTTCAATGTCCCCGTCATAAAGAGATTTCGCTTTCTCGTTCAATTTTTCCAGGGACTGCTGCTGTTCCAAGCGCAGCTGCTCAACAGAATCTGCATTCTTCTTTTGCCAATCCGTACCAAGGTTCTTCGTGGCAGCCGCTTTGGCAGCCGCTATTTTTTTTCTGAGATCAGCTGACATGCTCCTGAGTTTTTTCAGGCTGCTTTCCACACGGTCGATTTGTGCCGGCAAATCTTCAGTTGGATTCCATTCCTTCCCGTTCTCTGATATGCTGAATTTCATTCCTGGATAATAAAGATTTTCGGGCGGATTGGCTTGTTTTGCTTTCAGCTCTTTAAGCCTGGACTCCCCTGTGGAAATTGCATCATTGATGGAATCGAGTTTCTCCTTCATCGACATCGGTTCAAGGGAAAGATTTATAGGCCCCGTTGAGTTCAGATATCCTACGGCTTCGGCAAGTTCATACATGCTGTCGGCTTGCTCCCTGTTCTTTATGGCAAGTTCTGCACTTTCATCAGCGGCCTTTTGCTGGGAGCTTGCATAGGCAACATATCCGGCTGTGAGAACTGCGACTGCAGCAATGCCTGCAAGCAGCAGGGGGTTTGTCACCGACAAAGCTGTGTTAAGACCCATCTGTGCAGCATAGGCTGACCAGATTTTGACTGCCAGTGTTATGAGAGCCTGTACTGCCTTCACATTTATAAGCGTCACTACAGTTGTTATGGCAGCAGCCAGAAGACCTTTCAATATCGGAGAACTGTTTATTCTATCAACAAGGTTTGTGAATGCAGTGAGTACTGCTGATATTGCAGGGGCAAGCATTTGTCCGAAACTTGCTTTTAAAGTCTTAACAGATTCGTCCAATCCTGCCTGTACGGCATCAAGCCTCATTGCGGCCTTTTCAAGGGTTCCGTAATAAAGACCGCCTTCTGAAGCAAGAGCATTTAAGGCATTATCTAAATCCTGAAAACTGATGTTGCCCTCGCTCGACATCTTCACGATTTCAGCAGTTGTTTTTCCGAGCTGCTGACCGAGTGCATCAAGAATCTGTACACCCTGGTCTGTGTATACATTGAGAACTTCCATGTCGGCTTTGCCTTTTGCGCTTGCCTTGGAGAATGCGTTTATGAATGACTGGAACTTCTGAGCGTCGCCCTGGGCAATGTCACCGAAGCGTATGAGGTAGTCTGTCAAGTCTTTTAGAGGAACTTTCGCAGAGACAAGAACCTTTGCTGCCTGGGAAGTCTGCTCAATATCGAACGGAGTCCAGAAGTTGAATTCCTGAAGTTTATTGAAAAGTCCGATTCCTGCTTCCACGTCTCCAAGCATTATGCCGAAGTCGTCTTTGATTTTCTGGAACGAGTTGTTTACATCGAGCGAAGATTTTGCAAGGTCTGCAACAGCCTTATCCACCTTTACGGCAGCGGCAACGGCGGCAAGTGAGCCTATTTCATTCTTGAGTTTTCCGATAACTCCGAAAAGTCCCTGTTCTGAAGCTTCAACCTTATTTGTCTGCTCCTCAAGTTCTCTGTATTTCTGTACGAGGTTCTGAACCTCCTCTGACTCCGGTCTTATACCGCTGGCTGTGAGGTCAAGGATTGTTTTCTTGAGGTTCTGTGTTGTGTTGCGTAAATCTGATGAAGTAAGCCCGAAAAGCTTCATCTGGTTTGCTGTGCGCTGGGCTTCTGCCTGCATGGCCTTGATGCTGGCAGACACCCCTTTTGCATCTCCGGTAAATCCCTTTGCCTTGTCAGCGGCGTTTTTTATGTCGTCTCCGAACTCTTTTACCTGAGAAAGAGCCTGATTTGCGAGAAGCTTTATCTGTATTTCGAGAGTTTTCTTATCCATGCAAAGTCCGCAAAGACAAAGAGGTGGGGGTTTATCTTTGACTTAATGATAATTTAAACGGAATTAAAATGATGAAATTCGGGCAAAAAAAAGGCGCAGAAAATGCTCTTTCTGCGCACTGAATTACTTTTTATTCTTTGTTTTTTCCCACTCCTCAGCTTCCCACTTGCTCTGCTCCACACGGAAGAGTGAAACTACAGCAGTAATTTCATCTGGCTGTTCTGCCCAGCCGCCGGCAAAAGGCAGACACTTCATGTTCTCTGTCATAAAGTAGATGTTCAGGGCACTCCAGAAGTATTCATCAAGATATCCTTTTATTTCGGAACGCCTGATGAATATCTCCTTTCCCTCGTTGTCTTTGACGTGTGTGTTCCACAGAACATCTGCACGTCTGCCTTTGTACTCGTGCTTGTAGATGCCTTCCTTGTAGGCACGGAAGGCTATTTGGAGTTTTTTTCGTCAACCTTCTTGTTGAGTTCCTCTTCAAACTTCTTGACGATTTCGTCCGTAAGCTCGTTGAACTCAGAAGGGGCTTCCATAAGCTCCTTTGCATTGCTGATGGAATGCTCTGTTCCGCTCTCATCCGCATAAGCACAGCCGGAGATTGAAACGAGCATTTCGCGCAAGGCTGTTGCCTTGTTGATTTCTCCCATCACGATGTCCACACCGTCAAGTTTCCCATCTGAATCGGCATGACTCTTAACTTCCGGGCGGGCGATAAGACGTTCACGCATTGCAACGGTCGGATTCTTGTATTTTACGACAATTCTTTCGGTTGCCGGAAGCCCTTTGTTTCCGTTGAACTCCGGCTCGAATGTCTTGATCTTTGAAACTGTAATTACCATCTGATTCTCCTTTTGCTATGATGTGAGCCCCGGAATGTCGAGACTGTAGAATACAGGATCCTGACCTGTAAGACGCATTGATGAATCATAGCTCTGTGCGTTTCCTGTTGAACCGCCGAGCTTTACGTTGAACAGGTATACCTGACCGAAAATAAATGCTTCTGTTTCTCCTGGGACATCAGTTTTGTTGACGTAACCGAGGAAGTAAACAGGCTCATTTGCAACGTCGGTGATAGTAATGGTTGTGGTTTCACCCGAAATCTTTCTGCGGAAAGTTTTGATTGTTTTTGCAACCATTCCTTCAGCTTCATCAGACACTCCGAGAGTCATAATTGAGTTTACGGTTCCGCTGGCATCTTTCTTACCAAGACGGTATTTCTTGAACTGATCCACCAGACGTGTCACATCAATTTCTGACTGTGTGATGTCGAGCTGCCAGCCTGTACAGTCGGCGACATGTGTGAGTTCAAGTTTTTTGAGTTTATCTCCTTCTGCAAGAACTTCTGATCCAAGAGCCGGATAGAGTTCTCCGACCTCTGCCTTTGCAGGGAAGAATGAGCTGCTTGCTGCCTTTGCAGTGATTACATACATTCCCTCTCCGCCGGAAGTTGCACCTTCTCCGCCAACAAGAGCATGAAGGGTTTTTGTACCATCTCCTGCATATTCTGTTGCCGCAAGCTTTCCTGTGTAGAAAGCACCGTCATCTCCAACCAATGGTTTTTCTTCTGCCATTTAGATTTCCTCCGTTTCTGCAAAGCCGGAAGTTTCTTCCTGCTTGCCCTTAGATTTCTGTTTTTTATTGTCCGCAGTTTTTTCTGCTGACCCATTTTTCTCAGATTCGGGCTCAACCTTTAAGGTCTTTCCGTTTTCTGTCCTGTACGTTGTTGTACTTGTCATGATTCCTCCGGGACTGTGATTATTACAGTCCTGTCGTCCTGCACATCCTGAACCTCTGTAGAATCAGGATTTGAAAAGAAGCTGTCTTCCTGGCTTATTCTCTGGAGAATCCTCGTATTTGGAATTTTCCTGATTGTCTGCATGGAGTTAGTTCCTTCCACAATTTTTTCCAGACGCAGATTGTCCTGCTCAAAAAAATCATCGAGCTTTTCTATAAGTCCGGTGGCCATTTTTAAGCCGGTCTGACTTTCAACAGTACCGCATACCGAAACTCTGAGCCTTACACTTCTTGCATTGCTCTTAGCCTGGTATTCTTTGTCTGGAAAAGTTTTTAAGAGGGAGACTTTGATTACTACGCCTTTTTCGTTTACGCTTGAAGGTGTAATAACAACCTTTGTCTTGCACTCGTCGCTGGAAGCAATAGAGCGTTCGAGCTGCTGTGCAAAAAGCGTCATAACGTCATAGGATTTCATCAGCAACCTCTTTTTTTATTTGATTGAACTCTTCATCTGTGAGATAGAAGAACTCCCTTTTCGGTATTTCAACCGACTTTTTAAGATAATATGCCACGTGCGCTTTTGAGCCTTTTTCTTTTTCCCTATAGAAAACGGCACGTCCGGCACGGTAAACCCAGAAACCTTCACTTCGTAAACCGTTCAGAACGTCTCCCGGTTTTCTTCCAAACTTACGCTCATAGTAGCGCATTCTTGGACCGGGAATAAAAAGCCATTCCTTTTTTGCCGTTATCACTCCGCCGTTATTTTGAATCGGTGCATATTTAACGGTCGTTCCTACGGAAACTGTTTCCTTGTTTACAAGCTCTGCTGTAATAGAATCACGCAGGTGACCTGTATCAAGTAAAGGTCTGCCTTTGGAATCTCCGCGGTAGTCCTTTGTGACCTGACCAAGAGGCTCAAAGCCTTCCCCCTCGTACAGATGCTTTCTGATGATATCTGCTGCCATTGTTCCGGCAAGTGCAACCTTTCCGGGGTCTGAAAGTTCAGCTGTTATCTTCTTAAGCTCTGCATCCACATCAGTGAAATTCAAAGGGTAAATCTCCTTGCCTGGTCAAGCCGTTTCTGGCGCGGATTTCGGGGCGGTCTTACAACAGCCCCGGAAGGAACCTTTATCTGTTCCTGGTTGTCTGAATCGGGAAACGAGCCGTAGGCAGCAACAACAGTGTTGTACATCTGCTTGCGGTATTCGCGCCCCGCTTCTTCGTGACCTAAAGCCATGTGCAGCTCGTAGATAGTCTGCATCAGCACGATTTCGCGTACTGTCGCATTATCAAGATTGAACCGCACTCCAAGCCATGAAAGAATGGTTCCTATGTAGACCTGGGCGCGGCTTATTGCGTCAGGCACAAAATCCGGATTTCCGTCCGCAAGCTGTTTGTAGAGATTTGAAGAAAGACGCTTTTCAACTTCGTCTGCCGCTATGGGTGTTCCAAAGGGGGCAAAGGGAACTTCTCTCTTTTTCTCCGGCGCGGTTGGTATTCCTGCAAGTCCTAATTCTTCCATGACCTATTTTCCTTACGCAGTTGTTACAGTCTGCTCTGACTGGCGTTTCATTGCAAATGCAGGAAGAGGTTTTGACGAAGCTATGAGCTTGATTCCGTCTGGATCTTTCATTTCCTGTGGCTTGCAGTAGAAAGGCATTGGAGCAAGGTTTGCATCCAAATCATCAAGAGCGGCATAGATGAGCTTGCCAGGATTAGCAAGGTCTACAATGCGCATCTTGTTTGCACCGATTACATCTACTGGAGAATTGCTTCCAGGAAGAGTGTAAGTCATCGAAAGGCTTCTGATGTCGTACTTGCCGAAAAGCTTCATGCCTTCTGCAGTCCAAAGTACAGGAGCGTTCTGAACGGCACAAACGATTGAAACAACCTTTGAATAAACTGCAGAACCCAAAAGGAATGCAGGCTGACTTACAGAACCTGCTTTCTTTGCATGTTCTGAGAGGGCTTTTTCAAGCCATACCTGCAGGTCTCCAACATTTGCAGTTTTGATGTTTGCAGCTGTCAAAGCGTTTGGAGTTCCAAGGTCGATTTCCATTTTTCCTGCAACGCCTGTGTCGGTTGCGTATGGATATTCAATTTTACCTGAAAGAGCCTGACGAACCAGAGTTTCAGTTGTATCACTGATTCTGTTGCGGAGGTTTTCGATGTTTTCGTTTACCCAGGCCTGAACATTTTCTGTATCGCCGGAAGCGATAAGGTCATTCACTTCGTTTGCCTTGAAAAAGCGTGAAATAATGATTCCGTCAAGGTCAATGAACTGAACGGTTTTAGAGTTTGGATCAACTGGAACGGAATGTCCGCCGCGACGAACCAGAGGAACTGCTCCGGTTTCTGCGGTAATGTCCTCAAGTGAAATGAGGGAAGAATGTTTCTGTACTCTGCGGTTTGCAGGGAAGAACATGTCTGTAAGTGTCATTACTGGCTTTGGCAGTTCTGACACAATGTCCGCAATACTGTCTTTCTTGAAGTAGCGGTTAAGCTGTCCTGTATACTTTACCATTGGTATCTCCTTTTTTTAGAGTGCGTAGATTCCGGCTGTGCGGAGTGCTTCTACTGCTTCATCTGTGATGGCTGTGCCACCCTTAAAGCAGAGCTTATCTCTGCGTACTGCACCGTGAACAACGATTGGAACGACCGCATCTGAAGCCGCAGCTTCGAGCGCATCAAGTGCTACTGCAACAGGTGAATTTGTTTCGTCGTTAGGAGCAAAAGCCTGATATCCGTCTTCTCCCTTGTAGAGAAGTGTTCCACCCACAAAAGCAGCTTCTTCATCTGCGATTGCTCCCTGAGTTACAATGTGATGATCACCTACAAGAATTGCTTCCTGTTTGGTTGTCATTGTACCGATTACTTTATCCATAGGATCTCCTTACACATTGCCAAGCATTCGAGCGGCAAGTGATTTCTTTGGTTTTACAGGCTCTGTATCTGAAAGATTCAAAGCACCTTCTTCAACCTTTGGCTTCATTGAAGCAAAGATTCCAGCAAGTACGGCAACTGGATTTTCAGTCTTCTTTTTGCCGTCGGTGTCAGAAAGTTCAATTGTCTTTCCGTCCTGGAAGCTGTCGGCAAGAGCCATAAGGCTTTCCAACTGAGGCTGTGTTACCTTTCCCTCAGCTGCCTTACGGAGTGCTTCTTTGTCGCGCTCGCGTGCAGCTGCCATTGAGTCTGAAAGCATTTTTGTTTTGCTTTCGTTCTCAGCCTTGAGGCGTTCGTTTTCTGCCTGCATGGCTTTGATTTCTTCTTCTGTCATAGACAGACCTCCGTTTGGAACATCAACAGCTGTGCTCTCCGTTGCCGGAGAGTTCACAGATGTCGGATCCGATTTTTTATCTGTGTTTTTCGGTTCGGTGTTGGGTGAATCAGAAAGATAAAGCTGCTTTTCGGCTGTAGAAGGGTATGAGCGCACGTCCTCACTGTCTGAATTATCTGCGGCCGCTATGTTCTTTTCTGCATCTGAAAGTGTTTCTGCAATCTGAGATTCCAGATCTTTAATCTGTGGCGGTTCGTCGCCAAGATAAGCAAGGTGATGAAGATACATCTTTCCGTCGGAAGCACGCTGCTTTGCTCCGATTGAAACGTCCGGATAATATCCGGCATCTACTGCAGCGGAAAGTTCATCCTGTTCCTCAACTTCGCCAAGAAGAGTCTTTGTCTTTTTGTCATAGGTGACAGAGATTACGTTAGCAAGGCGCGGACGGTTTTCTGTCCAGTGACCGCCGAGTTTTACAGGAGCTTTCTTAATTTCCGGGAAAGTCTCTGCAATCTCTTCAAGTTCAGATTCCTTTACGACAACCGGATTGTCGATTGAGCCGAAGATTCCGGCTTTTGCTAATTCGCGTTTTCTGATTTTCATAACGACAGTATGGCACTGTCAAAGCCGGTTCGCTGAAATTAGGGCAAGGTGTGGAGGATATAAAAAAGCCCCGCAAGTGCGGGGCGGTAAGACACTACAAAGCTTTTATTTCTATTTTGCAGTTTTCTTGTATATGAAGACGATATTTTAGTTTTTTCATTTTACTGTTTAACGACTTTCCTTTAGGAGGTTCAAAAGAAAAATCTTCTCCTTCTGGTAAAAGTCTGACTTCCACATGACTGTAATTTTCCATGTACTGCTCATCATCAGCAGGAATTGGGTCATGTACAGTATTTGCAATTTTATTGAACCTTGCATCTTCAACGGTTATGGAATAACATCCGTCCTTTGCTGTCCCTTTACTTCTGAACCACACATCTTCTGGTTCGGAGAATTTATCCCAGTTACAAGAAATGTCTGGAAACTTAATCGTTTCCAGTTTCAGATGTTTTGTTTCATCCAAATCTGTTTTCTTGAAACTTCGATAAAGCCTATCAGTGCTATTAAACTCGGATACAGGCAATTTGTTCCGTCCGTTCCATTTTAGGCGATCTGGAAACGAACGTTTAAAGTATTTCTTTGATATAATCAGAAACAATCGAATCATTGTCTGCAGTAACCTCTTGCATTCGTTTCAGTTTGTAATTTTCTGTAAAAGATATGATTACATCATTGTCATTGTATACTTCTATAAAAACCTCTTTATGTTTCTTTTTGAAGATTCCTGAATTTTTAGAATATACAATTGCAACCCCACCTTCAACAGAGGCAGCGGTACGGGTTGGTCTTACGTTGGATTGAAGCTCAATATTATCACACAGACGATTTGCTTTTACTAATGCAACAGAAGTTATTTCTGGATATCCTTCAGGAACAACTATAGATGAAGTATAATCTCTTGTCGTTGCATACTCATGTGAACGAATATTTGATAAATTGTTAACCCTGACAGTCATAGACGGAGAAGAGAAAATCCTGTTGTTAGGGATTGCCATTGCATATGCCATTATTGAACACTCACTATTGGTTGTGCTTCTGTAAGATATATAGGTTTACCTTCAATATCTTTTTCATCAAGTTTAACAACCTTTACAAGCACCTGTTTAACTTTTAAAACAGTTCCATCTTCCAATTCGTAGGAAGACCAAACTTCCGAAGAGTTTATGACATCGACAATCGTACCTTCTTTTTGAACCATGCCATTTGGTGTTGGTACATTAACAGTTGTTCTTTTACCCATATAACCTCTTTAAACTATAATAGCATAAGATTCTGAAAAAAGATAATAAAATATACACTTTTCTCACTTTTTTCTCAATACCTGCATCTTACAGGACTCCCTTGCGGAAAATTTGACCGCTTAAACGAAATTTAAACGGTATAGAAGCGTTCTGTGGCAAAAAGCGGGTAATTTGTCGTCTGATGTGAAAAGATGCACTACATGGGCTTTTTTGAGCGTTGAAGAAATTTCAGTGACTGCCCCGGATTTATATCGGATTGCGGGGCATTCATTGTTTGAGTGCCCCGTTTTTTTTTACTCTTTAGCCAGATGTACCCAGCTGAACACTTTGCCGAAGAGCTGGAATCTTTCGGCGAAGCCTGCGTCGGTGCTGTCGAGGTTGCGCAGGAGTTCGGCTTTTTCGAGGTCGGCAACGCGGACGCTGTAGATTTTGATGCGGTTGGCGAGGCGGTCGAACTCAAGGCGCTTGCAGTAGGCGTCGCCGTCCAGGCTGAAAACGTAGATGCCGTCGGTGAGGTTCTGGTCTGGGCTTGCGTCAAAGATTACGATGTCGCCGTCTTTTATGCCAGCTCCCAGCATTGAAGTTCCTGCCACGCGGAAGCCGTACACCTTGCCCGAGAGAGCCGGAGACAGCGAGGCAAGGCTGATGTATTCGGTGATGTTCTGCTCACTGTTCCACTCTACGCCAGGGCCGCACGAAGCCTTCTGGCTCAGAACCGGCACCATTACATCCTTTACGCAGGGAACCTTTTCTGATTCAGTCTTTGTGAACATTTCCCCTTCGCCTGTCAGAAGCCATGATAAAGATATTCCCATTCGATGAAGTTGGATTTTGATTTCGTCAGTAACTCCTCGTTCACCTTTTTCATATTTCGAATAAGTTTGAGGAATGACATCCAGCAAACTTCCAAAATCTTTTTGATTCAATCCTTTTGATTCTCTGATTAATCTTAATCGATTTCCAATCTCAATATCCAAATTGCTCATTATATATCCCCAAAATGTAGAATAATTTTAAATAAAATCGCCAAAATGTATTGACAATCTACAAATTGGTGATATTATTATAACCGTAATGGTGAACACGTTCACCATAAAATCCCACATATGCAAAATGTGGTGAACACGTTCACTAGATAATCGGCACAAACAAAAGGTCGGTTAAGGAAAAACTAGGAGGCTAAAAGATGAGTGTTGAAGACATTGAGATTGTTCCTGAATGGGCAGAATGTCAGGCAGACATCAAGGAAAAGTTCAGCAACCTTCTTGGTTCCATAGAGCGCAGTGGTGTTAAGAAGCTCGTATGGAGTAAGAAGCCGGGCTGTGTAGACATCGTTTTTGAAAACGATACAAGGCGCGAGGTTCCTGTACAGGGTGATTCAGAAATTGCCTTTATGCAGGACATCTTAAAAAGGCTGCACTAGGGGGCAAGAATGAAAAGAGGTATTAGCAACTTGGTTATAACACGCGTTCAGCATTCTGGTATCAGAAGAGGTTTACGTACTTTTTTCGCACCCGAGCTAATTCCGTATTTAGGAGAAGAAGTTTATGTTGCAAGGCTCACAGAACAGCAGGTTTCTGTTTGGACCCTAAAAGGAAAGTTTATCTGTACAGCATGTGAACACTTCTTCTTCGATGGGAATTTTCAAAATGCAAAACTTACTGTCGAACGAAAAGGAGTTCGAATTAACGGTAAATACTACTGGAACGATGAACTCTTTGAGTTTCTTGGAATGAAGATTCTAGTTTCTATGGAAAATGAGAAGGTAACTGCATATACACTTGGAAACAAATTTATAGGTGTCCTTTCTCCAGGAGAGTGGTTAGCTGCTTGCAAACAGTCGGACGTCCAAAAACCCGATTCTCTTCAGGAGTCATAGAATGGCAAATGTGGACAAGGTATCTATAACAGGCAGAAATACTGTTTATGGTATCTTCAATGGCAGTATTAGAATCGGCATCTGGTCCAAGCATAGTTTTTATAAACATATTGAACTTTCTTTTGTACCAGAAAAAAGATTTGTCTTTTATAAAAACTTTTGCATACCTTACGGAGGTCTTACTGATTTTTCCGTAGCGCACAATAAAGAGTTGATTCAGAAATGTTTCCAGCGTTTCTTCTGCAAACTCTTTTGTTTCATCTGTCATGGCATTTCTCCTTGTGGAAATCATTATACCACAGGAAGAAAGCTAAGAGTTAAATAAAAACACCCGCAGCCGGAGGCTAAACCAACTTGCGGGTGGAATTCTTCCCCATAAGGGAAGTGGTGTTCAAGTTAAATGTACACGCGGCGGACAATTCCGTCAAGGGGGAAAACAAAGATGAACATTATGAACGAAATCCGTGGCTGCCGTCCTTTCCCTGTAGATAAGGACAGGCAGGAAAGATGCTCCAAAGTTCTTGATGATTGCGGTATGACAATCACAGAACTTGCAATGCACTTGGGAATGCAAAAATCCTATGTATCAGAAGTTATCAGTGGAAGACGACTTTCTGCAACATCTGAAACCCGCATTGCTCAGTTCTTCGGGCTTTCACGTACTCAGCTGTTTCCTTTGCGCACTGCAGAAGAAATAGCAAGAATGCGACAGGCCGAAGCTGCAGAAAAGGCAATGCTCGAAAAGAAAAAAGAAGAGCGCATGGAAATGCGCCGCCGTGCACTTGAGGGAGCTGCCTGATGGAAACCGTTAAGACTAAGGAGCTTGCTGAGGTTCTTGGGCTTTCGCGCAAGGGTGTAATTGAAAAAGCCCGTAAAGACGGCTGGGCTTTTGTGTACAGGGGAAACTCCATGTTATTCGTGGAGAACAGACTTCCAGCAGACGTGCGCTTTGCTGTTGCACTCTACCGCTCTGGTAAGCCGGTTCCTGTACAGAACGAAGAAAAAAAGGATGCAAGGCTTTATTCGGGTGACGCCTTTCTTAACGCCGGAGAAAAGGCGCAGGGAGAGGCTACCTGGAGAGCGGCTTTAATCCGCGAGTACAACAACAGCGGAATGAACGTTGCAGCCTTTATTGAAGTGTACAACAGCTGTAATGCTTTTCCGGTTCTAAAAGAAAAACTTGGAGAAGTCAGCCAGGCAACTTTCTACCGCTGGATAAAAGCCTTTAAGGAAAACGGAGCAAGCGGAATTGTTCCAAAATATGGCATGAGCCGTGGCGGTGCCGGCGAAAGTCTTCTGGATGAAGAGCGCGAGCTTTTGCGACGTTTCTGGCTTAAAGACACTCAGCCTAGCGCAATGCACGCTTTCCGTCTTATGAAGGCTAACATCCCTTATTCAAAGTGCAGCTATCAAACAGCTTTGCGTTATCTGAACAGTCTGCCAAAGGCAACAGCAGGATACTTCCGAGGCGGCGAAGGTCGCTTTGAGAATGCGTTTCTGCCTCACATGGAGCAGGACATCACACGCTACAGAAGCCTTGATGTTGTGGTTTCGGACCACCACTGCCTTGACTGTGTTGTGCTTTACCGTGGAGAACTTATCCGCCCCTGGATTACTACTTTCCAGGATTTGCGAAGCGGTAAGGTTTTGGGCTGGTGTCCTTGTGTTAAGCCTTCGAGCCTTTCAATCGTTGTGGCTTATTACATGTGCTGCATGCGCTACGGTATTCCGGTTTGTCTGCTTTTCGATAACGGTAAAGATTACCACGCAAAGTGGCTCAACGGAAAAACTGAGACTGTAACGGTTATGAATCCGGAAGGTATAGACGAAGAAAAGGAAATTGAGTTCAAGGGCTTGTTTGCTCTTGTGGGCTCTGACGTGCGCTTTACAAGAACTTACAACGGTAAGTCTAAGGCTCGCCAGGAGAGATACTTCCGAATCATCGGTGAATATCTTGCCAAGGAAATGGGAAGCTATGTTGGATCTGATTCACGAAGCAGACCGGAAGAAGCTCAGCTGATGTGGCGAGGAATCAACGGCAAGGAACAGAGACATGACATTCCAACCTGGGAAGACTTTGTTCAGAATGCCGAAGCAATGATTGAATACATCAATGATCAGATTCCATGCAGCTCTGACTACATGGACGGAAAGACCCGCTCCCGTGTGTTTGCAGAATGCTTACCGCCGGAAGAAGAAATCCGACACGCTTCTAAGGAAATGCTGCAGAAGGCTCTGGTTAAGGGCGAAGTGCGACAGGTGAACAGACAGGGCGTGACAATTGGAAAGACTAATTTCTACTCAAGCGATTTGTTTGAGTTCTTTGGTCGCAAGGTTCGTGTTTACATCAATCTTCTTGATGACCGCGAAGTTACCTGCTTTACGCTGGATGGAGATTTTATCTGTACTGCAAAGGCAGACTACTTCAAGGAAACAGGCAAGCTTGACGAAGACATTGGACGTCTTACTGGAGCAAGAAACAAGCTCACTCAGATTGCTGTTCTTGGTTCTGGCGAAATGACCATTGCCCCGGAATGCGAGACTATGCTGGATGTTGCCCGCCGCGCCTACACAGGAAATCAGCTTGAAGGTGTGGAGAACTTCCTTGGCAACAGTTCTGATGTGGAGAGCGCAAAAGACTACAAGCTCGCCACTAAAAAATCAACGCTTAAAACCCCTTTTATGAAGGGAATAAATATTGGTGTTCAGGAGGCTAAAAATGAACAGTGAAATCGTCAAGAGACTTAATGACACTCTTGAAAAGTTCGGAATCAGCAAGGCTAAGGCCAGCCGCGACATGGGTTATTCAAGCGCAATTTTGAGTGCTTACACTACAGGTAACTATTCTGGCGACCTTACCAAGCTTGAAGACAACATTGTGCGCTGGATTGCCCGACAGGAGCAGGCGCATTCTCGCAAGCGTATTCCAATCGTTGAAACAACGGCTCTTAAGCAGGTTTTCAACGCCATTGAGCTTGCGCACACGGAGCACGACATCGCTCTTATCGTAGCAGATGCCGGAAGCTCAAAAACCACTTCGGCTAAATACTACGCAGACCAGAACGAAAACACGGTTATTTACATTGCGGTAGTTGCCGGAATGAACCGCTCTATGCTCACAAAAGAGATTGCGCGTCAGCTGGGAATTGAAACAAACCGTGTGCCTTTCAATGCCCTTGTTCAGCAGACTGCAGAAGCTTTGGCAGAGCGTGACTCTCTGGTAATTCTTGATGAAGCTGACTACCTCAAAGCTGATGCCTTGGAGTTTGTCCGCCGTCTGGTTTACGACCTGGGAGAAAGCGGTCTTGTGCTTATCGGTTTACCGCGCCTTAAGGGTATGATCCAGAATCTGCGCAATGACCACCGCCAGCTCGAAAGCCGTATCGGAATCTTTTTACAGCTCGAAGGTCTTACAAAGCCAGACGCTTCTCTTATTGCAAAGAGCGTTTGGGAAGACTGCCCTGCAGATGTAATCAGCACTGTTTACGGAACTGCAAAGAGCGACGTGCGACAGTTCACAAAGATTCTGGAGAGACTCCAGAACACTATGACACAGAACAATCTTGATGTTCCGACTGTTGAAGCTGCTGAGCTTGCAAGCACACTTGTTTTGAGGAGACGATAATGGCTGAACTGATTAATCCGCTTTCGGGAGAAAAGGCTGAATTGCCGGACATTCCTAAGCGTGGACGCCCCGCAAAGAACGCACCGATTTACGACGATGACAGAAACATCATCATAACTTCGGAAGAGCACGAGACAATCAACGACATCGTGGATGAGATAACTCATTCTGCAAAAAAAGCTGAGCAGCTTGTGAGGTCCACGGCAAGAAATTACCTCTGCCTCGGGTCAATGCTTTATAAGGCAAGCAGCAAGGCAACTTGCACCATGACTGCCGCAAAATACGAAGCAAAGACAGGAATACCGGCACGGATGGTAAGCACAGCGATGAAAGTGTTCAAGAAATTTGCCAACAACCCGGAGGCCATCGACGGACTTACCATGCGTGAGATTGCCATGATCATCGGAGATAAGAAGGAGTCACTGGACGAAGGGGGAACAAGCCCGGTTCATTACAATCTGCCGGAAGGTCAGCAGAACCTATTCAATGAAGATTTCGGACTGCCTACCGCCAGCGGAGTGACGCTTGAGAAATACAGGCTTCATACAGACATACCAAGCGGAAAATTCTTTCTTCTGGCAAAGGATTCTCCGTCTGCAATTCCGATGGGTTCCCTTGTGGTGGATCAGCCGCACACGGAGTCCATGAGGGATGCGTATCAGAAGCTGATGCTTGAGACACAGTGCCTTCTGGAACGTTACTACGCTCTCATTGAGCAGGGAGGTAACAATGAGTGAGGTTGAATGGAGGAAGGAACTTATCGTTGTCAGACTCAATCACCTGGTTTCAGATGCCTTCCCTGACAGCGATATAGAACTTGTGGTGAATGTTCTTCCTAACGGAAAGCCGATGGAGAATGACCGTGGAAAAATCCACTCCGTAGGATTCTTCCACTGCAACATGATGTGCCATTACATCTGCGTTAAGGATGACACGCCCGCGAAGATGTTTCTGAGGTGCAGCCAGTGCCTCTACGAGATGACGAAGAACGGATAGGAGGTGAAACATGATCATGACTTTTACGGAAGAGCAGTTCACAGCTCTGTATGAAAAGATTGATGCGATTGAAAAATCCTCGGTCGCAGGATACATGGGGAATCCAAAGGCACGTCTCATGGAAATCAACAGTGACGTGAAGATGATGAGGAGCATGCTTCTTGATGCAACTATAGTTAATGACGGCCCTGATGCCGCATAAATAAACGGAGGTACTATATGGGTACAAGGTACAAGCCCAACGCGGGCAAACTTAATTCACTGGAAGATGTAAATCTTGCTCTGAAGGACATTGGATTGGCAGAGAAGGAACTTGATGCAATTGATGCAAAGGCTGCCAAGGAAATTGCAGCCATCAAGGAACGTGCTGCGAAGGAGGGCGAGGAACTGAGAAAGCAGATTCTTGAAACCTCTGCGAAAATCTCTGCCTATGCCGAATACAACAAGACAGAGCTTTTCAAGGACAAAAAGAGTGTGGAGCTTGCCTTCGGTATGTTCGGTTTCAGGAAGAGCACAAAAATCAGCGTGAGGAAAACTACACTGGAGCTTCTGAAGAAACTTGGATTCACCGGATGCGTAAGGCTTAAGGAAGAGCCGGACAAAGAGGCAATGTCAAACCTTACGGATGAGCAGCTTTCACAGGTTGATGCCTGCCGGAAGGTTACAAACGATTTCTTCTGCGAGGCAAACCTTGAGGAAGTGAACAAAGACCTGCTTAAGAATGCGGGTTGACCTGTGAGGGGAAGTCAGCCCTGGATGTTCTGATTTCCCCTTCAAGGAGGCTTTATGGACAAGGCACAGAGACAATGGATCAGGATGATTCATGTTGCCAAGACGAAGCTGAACCTTGATGACGAATGCTACCGTGCGCTTCTTGCCGGGGCGTGCGGTGTGGAGTCATCCAAGGATATAAAGACCTGGGATCAGTACGGAAGGGTGATGGCCGCCTTTGCAAGGCTCGGTTTTGACCGTTCTGGTACGGCCGGAAGAAATACGGCAGAACCACAGGACAGCCGGAATCCTGAATGGCTAACTGAGAAACAGGAAAAATACATAAGGGGTCTTTGGAACCTCGTTGCGGAAAACAAGAGTGATGCTGCTCTTAACGCATTCATTGAACGTATTACAGGACTTGCGTACATAGAGTGGCTGAAAAAAAAGAATGCTGCGGATGTAATCATCGCGCTGCGGAGGATGGCTTGCCGGCAGGGAATAAATCCCGACCGCAAGGATTAACTGGGGGGAGGAAGCTAATCAATGCTGCTTACAGTGCACGAGACCGCATTCATACTTGACGTTAAGCCTGCGCATGTCTACTACATGTTCAGCATGTCAATGGTGGACGGTGCTATCAAGGTTCTCGGGTGCTGGCGCATTGACGAGGCTTCCGTGAGGGGGATGTATGAACGAATCCATGCTGAGCGAGCTGAACTCTTTGCCGACGGTCTTGAGTTTGAAAGATTTGAAAACCGCCTTGAGGCTGTCAGACAGAAGTATGTATCGGATTGTTCAGGATCCCGACCTCCACGCCTTCAAGGACGGGCGCGACTGGAACGTGCTCAGATCAGACCTGATAGCGTGGTTAGAAAAAAACGAATAAGCCTGCAACCAAGTCTTTGTGATGACTGGGACACAGGCAACTTCTGGTAGAACATGAGGGCTGCGATTTGCAGCCCTTTTTTATTGCCCTGATTTCAGCGTTTAAATAGATAAGAAACTAAAATTAAACCATGCTTAATTTACAAATTATCAGATATAAAAAATCCTATGACTTCCGTGCAGACATCAGTAAGCCTGATTCTTTTGATAACAACTGGAAGAACAACTCCCTTGACTGGCTTGTTCTTAAGTATGGAAAGGGTGAGATTTTCCGATGCCACTGCCAGACAGTGGCAAACTACTGTTTCGGAGACAACGCCACTGCAGACACGGTTGAATATGGAGATACGGTTGCACCCGGAAGCTTCAAGGTCAGGGTTTTTGCCGACCCCAGGAATTTTCATGGCGAGATTCACGAGATAATCGAAACAACCGACCTTGACGGTCAGAGAATCAACCACAGAGCGATGCAGACCACAGCCAACGGATTTCAGAACGGCCGCTGGCTCATTCACGACAGATGGAGCTCAAAACTTGGAACAGATACAAACTACGCATGGAGTGCCGGCTGTTTCATTCTGTATTCCGAAGACCTTAAAGCCTTAAATAAACTGTTGCATATGTATGAACTTCCTTCCGGATATGTAATTCCGGGAAACTTAATCGAAATAGAAGGAGTTTTAAAAGGATGAACGGAAAACTGATGTGTCAGATTTCAAAGATTATTGCAGCCTTGATTGTGTTCGGCTCTATGGTTGTAAACGCAATTGCCAAAACTATACGTATTCCGATAGACGATGCCGTCAAAGTTGGAATCTTTGTATTTGTCATGTTCCTGCCAATTGATGTTTCTATCTGGCTTGGAATCGTGAAAACCTGGTTCCGAAAGACAATACCGGCTGACGGTAAAGACGATGGCAATTAAAGATTTTATAAAAAAGGCGGCAGCGTTTGCCGCCGGTTGTGCCGGAGCTGCTGCTCTTTTGTTGTCTGTTTTTCTGTTCGGTAAAAGAACAGGAAAAAAAGAATCTGCTGTAAACGTGAAAGCTGATGAAGCTGAACGAAAAAAGGAGTCTGAAATTGAAAAAACACCTGCTCATGTTCTTGCTGGTAACTCTCCTAATGCTGCCGCTCTTGGCAGAAGAAAAGACGAGCTCAAGTCAGACTTTAACTCCAGAGCAGACTCTATCACAGAAAACTTTTTACACACGAGAGGACGTGCTTCTTCTTGTGGATCAGCTGAAAGCTGAAGCGAATCAGGCAATTGAAAACGCTTACGACGAAGGCTACAAGGCTGGCGTTCAGGAATACGCTCCGAAGCTTGCCAGTCTTGAAGTTCAGATTGAATGGCTGAAGAGCGAAAACAAAAAACAAAATCTTGAAAAGTGGACGATTCCCCTTTGGACGTGCGTCGGTGCAGGTGCCGGTTTCCTAGGCGGATGGATTATCAGGGGGAACTGATGGAAGGAATGGCTGTCGTAACGACAATGGATAAAGTTCTTGCGACTCTTGGAATGAGCGGCACTCTTATTCTTATGGGTGTTATCGCTTTTTTTGTTATCAAAGAAGTTAAGAAAGCAAACGAGACAACACAGAAAGCTGTAGACAGTTTAAAAGTTTCTACGGCTAATCAGATAAAGGAACTGAAAGATTCAACGGAAAAGAAATTCGATGATTTACAGGCGCATTCAGACGCGCGCGATAAAGCAATAGAGAAACGCCTTGAACAGGCTGAAAATGACATAAAGTATCTTGAACAGAACGGCGTAACAAAAGAAATGCTATACAGGGAAACCGAAGGCTGGCGCAGCGAGATTCAGCTCGTAAGAACTGAAATAAGCAAGCTGCCTTTTGAAATACTTAAACTTACAGAGGGAAGAAAGAATGAAAAATAACATGCTCAGGGGAAAAATCTTAAGACTGCTTTCAGACATGTACCCGGATGGAATTGAGCGCACGTCTCTTGTTGGAATCTACCATGCCTATGAGCATGTGGATGATATAGACAAATCTGTCGCTTACCTCATTGATAAAGGTTACTGTTCAAAGACAGAAACTCCTCACCCATATAAGGCGAATATGTTCGTTACCTATTACAAAATCACTCCTAAAGGCATAGACATGATTGAAGGCAACTGCGAGCCGGACACAGGAATCCTCATTCCGCTGGAGGCGTAATATGGGACGCAAGGCAAAGGCAACCGAAAACGGACTTGTAGAGCTTATCGTTGATAAATGGGATGGCGGCAAAAATACAATCGTTTATGTTACCGAAGAGGTAAACAAAATCCTTGAAGAAAAAGGACTTCACGTTACCTTTTCGCGTGAATCAATAAGACGTGTAATCAAAAGCCACGAAGAAGAAATTGCAGACACAAAGAAGGCTGTAGAAGCTGCAAAGGCAATGGCTGAGGTTTTCGCAGATAATCCTGGAACAGAAGTTGCAGAAGCAATGACAATGCATCTTTCAACCCTGATTGCAAAAGATTTGCGTACTGTAGACAGCCTTGAGTTTGATGATCCGGAGAAGCTTGTAAGTTCTGCAAGCCGCATTGCAGAAACTCAGCTCAAACTTAGCCAGGCACGAATGAAAGCCGTTAAGGCTTTAGATAAGGCAAAGCAGCAGCTTAAAGATGAACTTTCAAAAGAAATACAGAGCGACCCGGAACTGCTTTCTAAGCTCTGTTCAATAATCGATAAAACGGAAATTAAATAAATGAGCGAACTCATAAAGGAACTTGCAGGACAGAATAGAAGCGTACTCGAAAAGCAGAAGCGCATGAAACAGGCTGAAAATGATTTCGGCTTTTTCTGCCGTTATTATCTTTCTGACTATTTTTATGAAGATGCTGCAGAGTATCAGAAAATCCTTTATGAAGTTGCAAACACTCGTAGCCTTTCAAACGATTTAGCGGACACACTCAAGCCGTTTGTCCGCGAGAAATATCAGAAACTGCTCAAACCTACAGAAAAACTTTCCGGAGCCATGTTCATAGAACCCCGCGAACACGGTAAGACGGTCCGCTGGTCGTTTGCTTATGTTCTGTGGTGTGCGCTTACCAAACGAGCCCGTTATGTACTTCTTATCGGTGCTTCCGGTGACGCTGCAGGAGAGAATCTCGGTAACATCAAAACAGAAATCGAAGAGAACGAAAGAATCCTCGAAGATTACGGAGAGCTTCAGGGCGACTGCTGGACCAACCACCGTCTTGAGCTTACAAACGGAACCTGTATCCAGAGTAAAGGTAGCGGCGCTTCCATGCGTGGTACTCGTTTCAGACAGTACCGTCCTGATCTTATCGTTATAGATGATGTACTCAAAGACGATGCAATCAACAGTCCGACACAGAGAAACAAAATCCATCGCTGGCTTAAACGCGTAGTTTTCAACCTCGGTAAATCTGCCTTCATAATCTGGGTTAATACAATCTTCCACAATGACGATCCAATCAGCCGCCTTTGCCGTGAGCTCGAAGCAGGAGACCTTGTAAACTGGATAGCAGTTAGGCTTTCCTGCATCCGCGAAGACGGAACACCGCTCTGGCCGGAATACTGGGATATACAGAGCCTTGAAGACAAGAAGAAGACAATCGGCGTTGCTGCATTCTCAACAGAATACATGAATGAACCTCTCGCAGATGAAGAGCGAATCATTCAGATGGAATGGATAGACGCGTTCAGATATTCAGAGCTTCCACCACGCAGTCAGCTTCAGTTCTTCCTGGGAGTAGACCCTGCAACCGGCGCACACGATGGAACTGCAGAAGTTCCAGTAGCAAGAGACAAGGAAACCGGAATCATCTATGTGCTTCCGTGTTTCTCTCAAGCCTGTTCAGAACAGCAGACACTCGAAGAAATGGAAGTGCTTTACAAGGCTTATCACTTTGCCGCTATCGGCTGGGAGAACGTTGTTTTCTCCGGCATTTACGGCAAATACATTCAGAAGCTTGGAATTGAAAAAGGGCTTTACTTCCCGATTCAGCTTATTGGTGTAGGCTCAACTCCAAAGGAAATGAGAATCCGTTCTTACTCTATGTTAGTTCAGAATGGCTTTATCCGTTTCCCTGCAAAAGGATGTGAGAACATCATCACACAGCTTACAGAGTTCCCTATGGGAGCCTTCGACGACTTGTGTGATGGTCTCTACCTCGCTATCAAGGCAGCAGAAAAAGGCTCTACAGGAAACGTTGCAATCAGTTCAGTTTCAAGACAATTAAAGACCGCCGCAAACAGAATCATCGGCAGGGCAAGGAGATAGAAAATGGCAAAACCTACAAAGAAAGAAATGCAGTCTCAGATTATAACCGACAGCGTATTGAACTTCATAAGCTACATGCCGAATCCTGATGACATCGCAAGCGGTACTTTTGAAAGCTACGAAACCTACCGCAAGATGAAGAAGGACCCTCGCATTAAGTCTCTCTTAAATCTTCTTAAAGCCGGAAGTTTGAACTTTCCGCTGCATATCGTTCAGGATGAATCAGACGAAAAGGTTTATGATTTTATTAAGGGCTTGCAGCTCTTCAAGAATCCTCACAAGAAAATGAAGCGTATGCTCACAGCTTTGGACTACGGTTTTTCTGTTTCTGAACTTATCTGGAAAATTGACGGTTCTACTTACAAGCCGGATAACTTCATCACAAGAAAGCCGGAGCGTTTCCACTTCAACAGAAGCTGGGATTTATTCCTGAACAATACAAACAAAAAACTTGACCAGGATTACAAGTGGCTTATTTATCAGCATGATCCTGATGATGAAAACCCATACGGCACATCTGTTTTGCGCTGCGTTTACTGGGCGTGGTGCTTTAAGGAAGCCGGCTATGATTTCTGGCTGCAGGCAACAGAGAAGTTTTCCGTTAAGTCTCTGCTCGCTCTGTTTGAGTGCGACGGAGACGATAACAAGGTTCGTGAACGCGCAAATCTTATTGCAGAAATGCTTATGGGTATTACTTCCGGCTCAGCTGCAAGCGTTGGAAACGTAAAAGAAATTAAAGACATTGGAATGACAGGCGACCTCTCGCACTTTAAGGAACTTGTAGAAGCCTGCGATATTCAGATTTCCTACGGTCTTACAGGACAGGCAATTGCAACTTCTACCACAAACGGCGGCTCTCTTGCCCTGGGAGAAGTTCAGGCAGATTTACTTTTTGAAGACTGTAAGAGCGTAGCCCTTGAGCTTCAAAGCGTTCTGCAGAAGATTATCGACTGGACTGTTGAGCTGAACTTTGGAAGCAATGTGGCAGCTCCTCAGATTATGTTTGACGTAGACCGCCGCGCCAGCTTCGACGATGTTATGAAAGCCATAGACCGAAAATTCCCGGTTTCAAAGTCTGCCTTGTATTCTTACTACGGAGTACCAGAGCCAAAGGACGAAGACGATTCTTTTGTAATGCCTAGCGGTTCAGAAGTAATGCTCAGCGATTCCGGCAAGCCAAAAGATATAAAAAAAAACTTTCGATTTTCCTAGCAGACTCTGATTCCTTCAAACGCGAACTTGCAAACATCCGCGAGCTCGACAGCCTTTGCCTTCTTGCGGCAAACGCCATTAAACCACACCTTAAAGACATCCTCACAGACTATTTAAACTCAGTTAAAACCGCCGATAAACAAGCTCTTGAAAAGCCTTTCTACAGCCCTGCAAGTGTGCAGATGGTTGAGGCTATAGAGAAACTTATCGGCTCCTCTTATATGCTCGGCCTTATTCATGCCGAAGAAGAAAATCCTGAACGAAAGATAAACGCAGCTGATGAAACAGAGATTCCAGAAATTCCGTTTAACGAGGCTATGCAGTTCTTGAAGTCTAAAGTGCCTATGAGCAAGGCAGAGTGGAAAAAACTTGAGCCGAAGCTGAGATTCAGAGCGTTTACGGTGGCCCAGCTTGGAAGTGCTGAGGTAGTAGATAAAGCAAAACAGATTCTTGTTGATGCATTCAAAAAAGATACAGAAGATCAGAAATTTGCTAAAACATACAGTGAGACCTGGGAAGAACTCAAAAAGAAAGTTGATGTAAATGCTCTTGGAATCAAGCCTGGTTACTGGGAGAATGTTTTCCGCACCAATACACAAAGCGCATACATTGCAGGAAAGCTCCAGCAATATGAAAATACAAAAGTCGCAGCTTATCAGCTGATGGTGATTGAAGACGGAAGAACAAGTAAAATCTGCCGCCACCTTCTCACTGCAAGTGGCTACGGAATGATAATTTCAGTAGATCATCCATTCTGGAAAAAATATGGATTCCCACCATATCACTTCCAGTGCAGAACTTCTATTCGCGCCATCTGGCCTTCGCAGGTCGGAAAACTCGGAAACATGGTTGAAAACCCAACAATGAAAAGCCTGTCAAAGTTTAAGGTGCAAGAAGGATTCGGTGGTAATCCGCTTGATAAAGAAAGCTGGTGGAAAATGACAGAATCTATGATTAAGAATGCAGAAAAGTTTGATGTATGGTCTGATATTTTACAGCAGGCCTATGAAATGGATATGATAAGTTATCAAAAAGAATTATTAAAAGGTTACGAAAATGTTTACAAAGGCAAGCATGGTGGCTATATTCAAATGGCAAAAAATTGGGAGTTCAGTCAAAAAGAAATGGATGCAGCTCAAAAATTAGCAGATGAAGGACATCAGATTTATTTGTTACCTAGAAATAATTTAGTAAAGAACTTAAAGAGTCCTGATATGCTCATAGATAATCAAATTGGTGAATTCAAACATCAGGAAACGCTGTCTACAGGAGCAATAGAACACGAAATAAAAAAGGCTAAAAAACAAAGAGCAAGAATTGTATATCTAAAAGCCCTGGATAATATGACAAAGGATGATTTGAAAAAATCATTGAAATCTGAAGTGCTTCGTTCACCTATCAGAATTGTTTATCTTGATTGGAATGGTAAAATACTTCAAATATCTCGAAAAGCTATACGAGAAATGTCTTGGTAAAAAAAATTGCATCTGGTGGCTACCGACCAAGAAAGGGCCAGCAGGTCAGATGCATTTGAAGTGATCGGGGTATCATCAGCTACTTTCGTAGGGTTGCCTCAACCTTGTATATTAAATATACCACATTCCCCGGAAAATGCAAGTGTTTTTCGGGGCTTTTCTCCATTTTTTTTGCTGCCTAATTTCTATCATAAAAAATCATTCTGAAATACACTGATTTCATAAAACAGAACAGCGTCGCCAGAATCCCCACCCGACGAGGCTGCTTTGGCAACCTATTTAGGCCGTGGACTTGTGGGGAGTTCGCGGCCTTTTTTTGGAGTTTTTATGAATAAACAATTACAAATCGTTGATATGTTCTGTGGTGGTGGAGGAGAAAGCACAGGCATCACACAAGCTGCAAAACAGTATCATTATGAGCATAGGTCAGACCAGTGCAAAAGACAGAAGTCGAGCCATTGACGAGCCATTACCAACGGTCGTTACAAAGCAGGAACATTGTATTGTAACTCCGATTCTTGTTGAATATTACGGCAATGGAAAGCCTCATTCTGTAGAAGAACCATTGCCAACAGTTACAACAAAAGACAGATTCGGTCTGATTGTACCTGGTGAAATAGACATAGGTTTTAGAATGCTCCAGCCACACGAATTAGCCGCCGCAACCGGATTTCCAAAAGGCTACAAGTTCGCCGGAAACAAAAGCGAAGTAGTAAAACAGATAGGGAATGCAGTGCCGCCAGGATTTGCAAACGCCCTTCTGTCAGCTTATTTAGAGGAGAGTGCGTAATGCTTACTTTTATTCTAAAAAAAGAATGGTATGAAAAAATAAAATCTGGAGAAAAGACAATCGAGTACAGGGAAGTAAAACCCTACTGGACTTGTCGGATTGAAAAGCCCTTCGGTCAGTTATTTTATACGTGGATTGGAAAACTGCCTTCTTACCCATGCGAGTTTGAAAAAGGCTTGTTTCCATGCAAACTTCGTTTAGGTTACACAACCAGATATATGACCGCAAATATTACAAAGATTGTAATTGTTGACGGAAAAGATATTGATTTGCACATAAACAAACCAGTTTATGCAATACATCTTACAGAAGTGAAGGAGTGCTCTTAGATGACCACAGGAGAGTTTGCTGATATAGTTTTTGCCATGCGAGAAGCCCAAAAAGAGTACTTTAAATACCGTTCAAATGATGCTTTAAAACGCTCAAAAGAGCTTGAAAAACGGGTTGATTCCATCCTTTTAAGCCGCAAAAAACGCCCTGAAAATACTGTTAAACAGGGAGAATTATTTGATTAATTATGATTATTTTAGACAACAAAACAACTTTTATTAGAGGTAACAATTAGGGTAAAGATTTGACCTTTTTTGCATGAAAAAACGCTAAAAAAATACTGTCACAACGCAAAACCTCTAAACATTCACTTTTTTTGACCGTATTCTTTTCTTCTATATATATCAACACTTTGCGGGGCTTTTTTGGGTAGAAGAGGAATTCTCATTCTTTATTATAAATTACACCTATTTATGATGAAGCAGAGCATCTTCTCTCTGACCTTACAACTATATTTACAGATTCTTATCATGATGATTATTTGAGCAAAAATGAAACAAAAATGGAATTTGACTCTGATAAGGTAATCTTTTTAGGTCCTCCTGTGGGTAATCTAAATAAGGAAATCTGG